CTGAACAACATCACGACGCGCAACACGAAGGGCGCGACGGGCATCTCGCACGGCATCGACATCGACCATGCCACCGACGTGCTGACGGACTGCGACGGCATCACGCTCAACGACTGTGATCTTGAGGATGCCGACCGCGACTCGACCAAGGTCGAGAACGGCGTCAACATCGTTTACAACCGCTGTGTGTTCCGTGGCCGGACGCTGTTCGGCGAGGCGGTGGCGAGCAACGTCGGCGTAATTCTAAACGACTGCATCCACGACGGCCGCGTCGTGGTCGCCGCGCGCAACGCGGGGCCGGACATCGAGTTCAATCGCAGCATCTTCACTCACGACGGCGGGGTCTTGCAGGTGGACTCCCAGGCCGGCGCAGGCATCGTGCTGACGGACCCGCAGTTCTACGGCCGAAACACCTACTACGGCTGGAACGGCGTGACGTGGGTTTCTCCGACCAGCGTCAGCGTGGTCGGGGCGCTGCGGCACTACAACAAGCCTGGTAACGGCGGCAAGACGATGTTCGCCGACCCCGGCAACACGCACGCGGACGCGGGGGTCATCCCCTACGCCACGCCGCACACGGCGCACGCCTCGCTGGAGGCGATCGTCGAGAATGCCAACCTCGACGAGGCGAACATGAACTACGCGCTGGTCGCCGGCGACTACGTCTGGGCGGCGGGGGCGATCCAAGTGCAGGCCGGCACGGGGTTGACCGTCGAATCCTACGGGGGCCGATCGACCATCGATCTCAACGGCGGGTCGACTGACTTCATCAACTTCGGGTCTGGCGGTCGCGTGATTGGTGGGGTGTTAGAAGGATTCCATATCAAGGGCGGCCGCGGCGGGTTCAACGGCACCGGTATTAGCTTAGTCGGCACCGGAATAGGCACGGAGACCAGCCTGCGCCTGATCGGTTGCGAGGTGTCCGACATGGTGTCGGCCGCCGGCGGGTACGGCCAGGCGCTCTACGCCTCCGGCGACGGTTGGGTCTTGGACTTCGGTGGGCTCTACTGCCACGACATCACCGGGGACTCCGCTGGTGGTGCCATCCGATGCCAGAATGCCGGCACGATCACGGGGCAGGGACCGCGCCTGCATGATATCACGTCGCCGGGCGGCGCTATGCGGATCACCAGCTCCGTCACGTCGTGGGCGATGCACGGCGTTGAGGTGGTGCGGTGCAACGGCGTGGGGGGCACGGCGGGCCTGGCGCTGGAGAAGCCTGGGGCACTCAGCCAGGCGACGTTCAAGGACAACGTCGGCGCCGACATGGCCAGCGGTGCGAATGCGGTGACGGTCAACAATTCGATCCTGCCGGACTATGCGCAGTGGACTGGCACGGCGAAGACTGCGAACTACAACCTGATCGGCACCGGATCGCCAGGCGGCACGAACATTGCCGGCGTGCCGATCTACGAGGACGCGGCGAACGACGACTACCGGCTCACAGACGCCTCGCCCGGCCGGAAGGCTGGGAACAAGTGGTGGGTTGCTACCGGGCCTCGGCCGCTGGGCAGCGACGGTCGGCCGTTCCCGGATCGCCTGATCGACATCGGGTCGCGACAGCGGATCGAGGCATAGAGGCTAACATGGCGATGACCGAAGACCTCGATGCCTTCATCGCGATCGAGGACTTCGGTATCGCGGCTACGCTGAACGGCAACGCGGTGACGGTGATCCTGGACCGCGAATATACCGAAACGGTGATCGGCGAGATCGGGTTTCAGAGCGCGGCGACGCGCGCGCTGGTCGTGTCCGCGAACGCGCCGGCGGCGGCGCAGGGCCAGTCCCTGGTGGCCGGCGCCGTGACGTACAAGGTGGTCGCAGTCGAGGTCGATCCGCCGGACGCCGGACAGGGATTCACCGCCCTGCGGCTGGAGCGGCAGTAATGGCCGATCACCTGCGCCGCCAGATCCGCGAGCGGATCGCGACGGTGCTGACCGGGCTCACCACGACCGCCGGGCGGGTTTACCAGACGCGCCTGTATCCGGCGGCCGACGCCAATCTCCCCGGGCTGACGATCTACACGCTCGAGGAGGAATCCGAAGTCCAGACGCTGGCCGAACCGCGCCGGCTGGAGCGCCGGCTGCAGCTGATGGTCGAGGCGCGCGCCAAGGCGACCGCCGACCTGGACGACGTGCTCGATGGCATCTGCAAGGAGGTCGAGATCGCCCTGGGCGTTGCCGCGGCGCTGTCTTCGTTCGCCAAGGAATGGAACCTGTCGCGCACGGAGATGACGTTCTCGGCCGAGGGCGAGATACCGGTCGGGGTCGCCGCCATGCAGTGGACTGTCATCTACTCGACCGCGGAGAACGCGCCCGACGTCGTTTATTAACAATCGCATCTGCCGTTCAACCCTGCCCGCCGCGCGCGGGCTTTTTTGTGCGCACAGGAGACTGACCCATGCCATCCACAGCAATTACCGCCCAGCGCAGCGTGTTGCGCGTCGAGACCGCGTCGGCGGCGACCAAGGCGATCACCGGCGCCACCAATGCCAGCCCGTGCGTCATCACGGCAGTCGCCCACGGCTATTCGACCGGCGACATCATCAAGATCGCCAGCGTCGGCGGCATGATCGAGCTGAACGGTCGCGCCTATGTCGTCACGAACCTGACGACCGACACCTTCTCGCTGAACGGTGTAGATTCCACCGACTACGGCGTCTACACCTCCGGCGGCACGGCGGCGAAGAAAACCATGACGGCCATCGGCAACGTCAAGGATTTCGACATCCAGCCGGATGAGCCGACGGAAATTCCCGTGACGAATCTCGCCAGCACGCGGCTGGAGTTCCGCATCGGCCTGGCCGGCTCGTGGAACATGACGGCCGGCATGGACATCGACACCGCCGATACCGGCCAGGCCGAGCTCAGCGCCGCGCAGGACGACGGTCTCGACCGCGTGTTCACGTTAACCCTGAGCGATGGCAAGGTGTTCGCCGGCGTCGGGTTCGTGAAGAGCTTCAGCGCCGCGGGCGGACCGGACGCGGTGGTCGGCGGGCAGTTGTCGCTCCGCGGAACCGGCCAGCCGACGTGGTTCGCGTAAACCGGAGGAAACAGGGCATGAGCATTCGCGACAAGATCAGGGCGGCGGAGGATCGGGGTTTCGAGGACGTCACCATCGAGGAATGGGATGTGACCGTCCGGGTGACGGCGCTGTCGGCCGCCGAGATCATCAGCCTGTCGGACATGGCGGGCGACGGCAAGCGGCTGTCGAAGGCGCTGCTGGCCAGGTCGCTGACCGACGAATCGGGCGGCCGCATCTACGACGACGAGTCGATCGACGAGCTGTTCGACAAGAACATGACCGGCGTCGGCAAGCTGCTGGCGGCCGCGCGGCGCCTGAACGGCATGGAGCACGACGAGGCAAAAAAAGACTAAGTGGCCGGCGGCGGTTCTGCTACCGGCTGGCGCTGGCGCTGGGCGTCTGGGATGTCGACGCGATGCTCGAGCGCATGCCGGCCCGGGCGCTGGACGAGTGGATGCGGTATTACGAGGTCGAGCCCTGGGGCGAGGAGTGCGCCGATTTTCGCGCCGGCATGATTGCCAGCACAATCGCCAACGTGCACCGGCGGCCGAACACGCGCAGCTATGGCCCGGCCGATTTCATGCCCAGCCTGCGGCCGCCGCCGGAATACGCGATCAGCGAAGCAGAGATCGAGCGCAGGATCACCAATTTCATGAGGCGCTATGGCGGTTGACCGCACCAATCTCGAACTGACGGCCACCGACAAGACGGCGGCGGCGTTTGCGTCGGTGCGGCGCAGCCTCGGCTCGATGGCGAAGCTGGTGGGCGGCGCCTTCGCGATTCGCGAGATCACCCGGTTCGGGTCCGAGGTAATCGATACCGGCGATAAGCTGGCGAAGATGTCGAGCAAGCTCGGCGTCTCGGTGGAAAAACTGTCGGAATTCCGCGTCGGCGCCAATCTCGCGAATACGGACGTGAGCACGCTCGAGCGGTCGATGGCCAAACTGGCCGGCACGGTCCAGGACGCCGTCAACAATCCGCTCACCGATCAGGCCAGGCTGTTCCGCGAGCTCGGCGTCAACATCACCGATTCCG